ATTTATCTTTAACAAACAAATCACTAGGGCTAACTTTTCTACTGATTGGCATCATAAGATCCAAATAATCCACTAATATCACATCAAATTTTTTATTGTTTTTAATTTCAAATTCTTTAATATAACTTCTAATATCGTTGGCATTCTTACCACTGGACATGTATTTGATCTGAAAACTACCAGACTTTTTACCTAACAACTTAACTTTCATCTCCACACCATCTAAGTCTTTAAAAATTTCTCTAGAAGGAATATTGGTCATCATACTGTCCAATCTCATTGCCACCAATCCTTCTCCCAATTCAAAAGTTAGATACAGCACATTCAATCCAGACAATGCCCAGTTGCAACCTAAGTTGGCCAAGAATAAAGATTTACCTGCTCCTGATCCTCCAGCAAATATATTCAACTCACCTCTGTTGAATCCACCAAACAATTTCTTATCCAATGTTTTCCAACCAGTGCTGACCTGACCGTTGTTGTCTTTGAGTGATTTTAATCTACCTTTGGGATCCTCCCAATAGTTAATTCCTAAGTCTTTGTTCAATCCTATTTGTACTGCTTTCTTAACCAAATCTTCCACAGGACCATATTCACCTTTTTCCAACATGTCTGCTGATTTTAATATGGCTCGTTCTAATCCTTTGTGTCTAATAAATGTTTCAAAATCATCCAACAACCAATCAAAGTGTTGTTCATTAAGATTGCTGGGAACTTTTAATTCAGTTTTACAACTAGAATTGATCATTTCTTCTGTGGGCAACGCATTGTATTTGCTCACATAATTGTAAATGAATTCTGCCGCTGGTTGAAGTCTACGATCAAATAAAGTGTGATCAAATATGTTTTGACAACGCACAAATGTTTGTGCATCACTCAACATCATTTCTAGATATACTTTTTGTATATCATAACCATAGTCAGTGTTTTGTTTAATATTATCGGACATGTCTAACTCTTATTATACCATAATTTTTCATTAAAGTCAATGTGTTTCTCGTATTTGGCAAGAACAGCACCCACGCATGATCCTGGATCACCTGGGTTTTTAGGAATCCAAAAATTATTCCATAAATTTTTGACTTTATCAGAAGCAGTTTTATTCAAAGCACACCCACCAACCAAAATTAAATTTCTGCTCTGTACAAACATTCTTGCCCAACTGCAATGTTCCAAAATAACTTCTTCAAATATTTTTTGAGTGGTAGCAGCAATATTAGCTAAATCTTTTTCAGAATTTAATTCAGGTCTCCACCAACGACAGCCTCTGTGTAGATTAATATGAGTTTCAAATGGCATTTTACCTTTGATTAGTTCCTCATTAAACACATCGTACAACACTCTCCAATCACCTTGTTTGGACAACTGTTCTAATTTGTTTTCTTCAGCATTGGCTTGGAATCCACATCGTTGTGTCATGGCACTATAAAATAATCCCACACTGTGCGGATATGATTGAGAATATCTTTTTTGAATTTTATTTCCCAAACCAGACCAAATACTGATGGTTTCAAACTCTCCTATGCTGTCCAACACAATGATCACAGCATTTTTTAATGTGCTGGTGTAATATCCATAAGCAGCATGACTTTGATGATGTTTGACAAACCTAACAGGCACATTTAATCCGTATCTTTTTAAATAATTTTTAATATTGTTTTCACCAAATTTAAATCCTTGACCAGCCCACAATTGTCTTAAACTTTTTAAAAACGGTTTTTCATAAAATATTATTTCTTTGGGAGAACCGTATTTTTCTTTTAGATGTTCAACAATTCTTCTATTAAGATCAGGATCATTGGGCACATCGGAAAAATCTCTTGTTAAACCAGCCCAAAGCAATTTAAGTTTTTTATTGTTGGTTAATCCTGCTACTTTGTATTCAAACACGGCAATACTGGCATCGTGATTGTTAGCAGTAATTCCCCAAATTATCATTTTATCTATAGATGAAAGGATCTCTTTTTTGTAATTCTTTCACTTTCTTTTTGTATTGTCTGTATTGGTAATATTTGATCACAGGAGCAAATATAAATCTTAACACTGTTTTTATGACAGCCATTTTTTCATCCTCAGTTTTATTTTTAATTGTTGATTTTCAGCATGTTTCACTATTGAATACAAAGTGTGCAGTCTACCATATTTAATAACAGCATCATTGATATCCTTCACATCTTGATCCCATTCAGGCATGCTCACACTCCAACCAAATTCCATAGCATCATGTATTAACTTTTCACCTGCTGAATCTCTATCTGGTACTACAATAATTTTTTTGTTTAAACTTTTAATCAACATGCTCTGTTGTTGTTTTACTTCGCTGCCCAAGAACGCCACACCATCCAACAGTATTGCATCAATAGGACCTTCCACTGCTATCACAAATAATCTATCATCATCCTGTGCATCCAAATTGAACACATATCCTGGTTGTTGTTCAGATAGATATTTTACTTTGTCATCCACAATCTTTCTAGCAGTCCACCCCACGATCTTATCTTGATAATAAAAAGGCACAATCATTCGATCTCTGTAACCCATTTCTGGCGACCAATAAAAATCATAATCATTGATGTTTAGATTTCTACCGTTGATGTATTCTAAGACTTTGATGTAATTTGAATTGGGTTCTTTGTTTTGTTGCAAAAATTCTTTGTGCCATTCATAAATTGTTTTGGCTTGTTTCGGTAGTTCTACTGTTTTAAATTTAGGAAATTGAGCAAGATTTCTGTGAATACTTTTTTCATCTGTTTGTTGCAGCACGTTCAATGCCAATTTTGTAATCACATCATCAGGCACGTTCAACCACTGCATGAGACGTTTTAATTTAAAAGTTAAATTTCTTCCTGATACCCAACTGGCTTTGTAACCACAATTAAAACAATGATAGCTCAGTCCTTGATCAGCATTTTGAATCAACCCTGCTCTGCTTCTTGAGTCAGCAGTGGTGCCATTATGATGGCAACAAGGCGCATTGAAACTCAACCATCCACTGGGAGTCTGTTTCCTCTTGCTGGGAAGATATTGAACAACTGTATCGAACACAATACTCATTGTGCTATTATAACTTATGGATTGGTAAAAGTCAATTAGTTACGCACTAATATTTTGTTTAAAGAACCAGAATTGGTCAATTGGTATTTGAATCTGATATGATTGAACACACCATTGAAATTGGCATATTTGATTGTGTCAGAATCTGTGAGACTGATAGCAGTGATATCTGCCCAACTAGTGCTGTTGGATACTTGATTGTCCAGAGTGCCTTGAATGGTCACTGTGGCGCTGGCATCTGTGTTATAAATGGCTGCTGTGTGCAGTGCAGAGTTGCCATTGATGGATGGTTGACCACTGATGGTTTCTGAAATAAAAATATCTGTGCCAATACCCGTTTCAGCAAATGTGGTCACTGAATAAGAATTCATTGGTCCTGGAAATGCTGTGTGATCCAAATATATAATGCCTTTGTTTTCAAAGTGAGAATTGGCATAAGTTAATGATTTTGACTGATCTGTGTTATTGGTCATCCATACTGTGTAGCTGAGATACTGAGCTTTTAAATCCAACAGGTCATTTTCAGAAATGGTCACTGTGAACTGACCTTTGTTGGTGTACACTGAACTGTCCTGAGTTTCAATGATGGTACCTTGCTTAGTAACCACTAATGTATTGTTTTCATCATACATGTAGAAAGTGGGAGTGTATTCTGTGTCAATAGAAATGGGTTTCTGATCAGCATTGTTGATCTGAAAGGTGATTAAGTTGTCTATTCCTCTGTAAATTTTAATGTTTCTTTGATACACTGATTTATACTCCGTTATTTCTCCTGCCAGATCCGCTGTCAGAAGTACTTTGTTATTTACTAAATATCGGTAAATTAGTTGCATAGTTGTATAGTTGTAATTTATAGTGTATTTATAGAAAAATGTTGCGTAAAAATATAGAAGAAAACTTCCCATTCATCAGTGTCGTTAATTACGGCGAAAAAGAATATGTGGGTGTAATTAACAATCAAGACCACAATATTACCAGCATGTACGTGTACACTCAAATACACACCGAAGAAGAGAAGAAAGAATTCATCGAACTGTGTGAATCTTGGTGGTGGGAGAGCAACAGAATGATTCCCATAGGCATATTTTTACGCAAAGAAATTGAATTCTTTAAAAATATTCTAATGATAATGAATACCAAAGATGTACGAATAGTGATTGGTCCCACAGTAAACCTTTACAATTTAGCAGTGAAAAGAACCAAACGTAAATCAGTTCAATTGGTAAGAAGACCCAAAAATTAAAGTTTTAATAATTCGTCCACAGCATCCAAAATTTCTTGAACGTTAACTGCTGTTGCGGCAGGAGTTGGATTTAATTTTTTAAATTCATTTATGAAAGAATTTTCTATTTTGTACCAATGTTCACCAGATTTGTTATTGCTGGTACCTTGATAGGTTTCGTTGGTTTCTAAATCTATTAATAGATATTTGTTGGGGCATTTGGTTTTAATTTCTAAAACTATTGATTGTTCCAACTCAACTGCTTCGGTTCCATCTATCAGTTTACGCATCTTCGCCCACATATATAAATTTTTTGTCGCAATAGCCACAAAACACTTCATTGGTTTCATCTATGTTATAGAACACTGTGGGGTGTCCTCCCCACTCATCATCACCAAAACATTTTATTTCTCTAGTGAAGACTTTTTCTACCACCTGTGTAATGTTTTCTCTTTCAACATGATCGGTTTGTTTAACTGGATTTTTATACTTCATTGTGTAATTCTTCACAGATTAAATTCATGTGCACCACCACAGCCACAGCATAAGAAGTGGCATGGGATTTCTTAAAGTAATAAGAATCATCAGTGGGTTTGATCCACACCTGTTGCATGATTTCTTTCCAATCATTATTCAATAAATATCTTTTGGCTGGTCTGATGATAGCCAGCACTGCTGCCAACTGTTCTATATTGTTGGGTTTTAATTTTTGTAAAATTTCCACATGTCCATTCACGTGAAATAGTTGATCCACAAAGTCTTTTTCCTGTAATAATTCCCACATGGGTTCTTTGGTCATCAATTGTTTCAAGTGTTGTTCACTTTTTATATTTTTGTAAATGCTCACATTTAAAAAATCTATTTTAAAATATCCTCTGTTTTCAGCTTCATCATAATTTAACGTGGTTAAATTGTCCACAGGATTGTGAGGTATCTCTGTGAAATAGATTCCAGTATTATGTTTCTTTCCAGTTTCTAATTTAGCAACTCTGTGTTTAAATTTTTCTAACACTACAGTTCTATCAGCAAAGTCTATATCAATATCGGGCATAGTTTATTTTAACTCCTTAGGGTACAGTTTGTCAAGAGAGGTAGGATAACAAATGGTACATTGCCAAGGAATGTGCGGCTTTTTTCCATAATAAGTGATAGCTGTACTAGCATCTGGCTCGTGTGGAGTAATCTTTTTACACATATGACAAAACTTTTTTGATTTCATTTACAGTTTGGCCTCTTTGATTATTTCTTTGATCATTTCCACATCTGCTGGGTTTCTTTTAAATTTAAGAGACCAATGCTCAGGATTCAACACGTGATACAGTATGGTCAATTGTTCATTGTTGAGTTTGCTCATCATGTCCTTGCCAGTGGCACTGTTCAATATTAACCAAGGGGAAATTTTGCCATCTTTGATATCATACACTGCTCTAGGCAAACTCACATATCTAAAATAATCTTTCCAATCTGCATTGTGGTTGTCTGCCCAATCCATCATGTTTTTAATGGTTCTTTCTACAGCAGGTTCCATGGATTCTTTCAATATTAATTCCAACACATACTTTTCATACAGTTCTTCTCTACACCAATGATCCAATTTGACTCCACTCTTTATCACATAATCAATATAATTTTCTGGATACATGGGTTTCACATTGGACACAAACGATCCAAATTTAACAAAGGCATTATAATAGGGAGATTTACAAAACTCTTCATATGTTTTTGTGCCATCCAATTTTTGAGATATTTGATAAAATCTTACAAATGTCATGTACCCCAACTGTACTCTGCGTTCATCTTTTTGTAAATATCTTCGTTTCTGTTCACACAGATGCACAGCCAGTGTTTTTTCTTTGGTATAGCTGGTATTACAGTATTGACAAGTGTATGGTCGATCGCTCATAATACCTTTTTAGTTTCTGCTTTGTCCATGCCATGTGCTTCAGCCAATTCTTTCAATTCTTCTTTACTATTGATTTTGGCAAGCAATTCAATCTCATCTTCTTTCATGTTGGGATATAAAGTTTTTAAAAATTTTATTGCTTTATTTTGAGCACCAGCATCTTTGAGCTTGTATCCTATCCATTCGTGATATCTAATTTCTTTTTTATCATTGGCAGTCATACACAGCAAAAACCACAGCAACTTTTTGTGTTTTTGTATTGTAAAAAAGTTTTTGTTGTAATATTCATTGGTTTTGAATATGGCCAATTCTTTTTGTGTGTTATTGCCTTTCACAGCACTGGCATATCTGTTCAACAAAAAGAAACTCACCTGTTTCTGTTCATCATCAGACAGCTCATCCCAAACGTTTTTAGCGTTCATGTCTATGGCTGCCAGTATATCTTTTAATGGTAATTTGTTAGTCATCAAATCCTGATAATCTCAATAGTACTATATACTTCTCCCATGCTTTTTGCAATCCTTTGTTTTGCCTACACAACTTGACGGCTTCAGGAGTGATGTATTGACTTCTAATTTGACTTTCTTCATCAATCAAAGAATCTTCACTTCTATAAACCAGATGTCTGTTTTGCTTGCCAATTTCTCTAGCATACACAGTGGCTCCACCATCAGGAGATTCGTGTGAATAGGTTACTCCTGCTTTATATCTAAATTTCTTTTCCATTTTTATTTTTTTTTTCAGCATCAGGGTCTTCGATCATCCAAGATAAATCTTCTTCACTGTGGTCTTCATTTGTAAACAGATCTGTGTTTGGATCCTGTTCTTTTGTTTTTCTTTTTTTGGTCATTAATACAGCAATGAATGGTCAATGCTTTCACACTGTCTACTCACGTCCTTGATAAAAAATACACATTTTGGTTTAACACCATCAGTCAACGGTGTGGTGATTAATTGATTATTTTTGACTTTGGGAAAGTACCATTTGACATCATTGTAAAAATTGATCACCTTGATGGGCACAAATTCTGGTCTGAATCCAGATAATGGATTAAGGCTGAATGCTTCGAAACCTCTGTCGCTCAAACTGGTCAATGGTATTATTTGTAAATCAAAACCACTCTCAGGATCTCCCACTGCCACACTCCAGTCCAAAGGCATGCTGAGTTCTTGACCTCCAATTTCCAACACTATTGCTGGGCTTGAAAAACTTTCAATAAAGATCAAAGGCATAAAAAAGAAATCAGGATCTTTGGGATTGCTGTTGTCCAGCACACT